TGGAATGGGGGAGTTGATAATATTTGCAGCACCGCCTGGCATTGGTAAATCCTGGTCATTGGTTAATGTTGCATCAAACGCTATTAAAAATGGTAAGGTTGTGGTGTATTATACATTGGAACTTTCAGAGGCAATGATAGGTCAAAGGTTTGATTCCGTTTTTACGGGGATACCTATACCAAACCTAAAATACAATATGGAAGAGGTTGAGAGGGTAGTAGGTTCTTTGCGAGGTGATTTGATTATTAAAGGGTTTAATTCAGGTACTGCTGGTTTGAATGCCTTAAAAGCCCACATAGATAGGATGATATTGCAGGGTAAGAAACCCGATGTAATTGTGGTTGATTATGCTGATTTGTTAAAAGGTTCTGCTAAAGAAAAACGATATGAGGTTTTAGAAGAGTTGATAGTAGATTTAAGGGGTATGGCTGGGGAGTATGGTGTTCCATTATATACCGCGTCGCAGATTAATCGGTGCCACAATGTAAATGATATGGTTGAAACTCCAAATGGTCTTATTAAAATTGGTGAATTGAAAATCGGTGATTATGTAATGACCCATATTGGTTATAGGGCTGTTACTAATGTATTTCCAATTGAAAAGCAACCTACCTACAAAATTAGGTTGAAGGATGGTAAGGAAATAAATGTATCAGCAGAGCATATATTACCCACCCAATATGGTAAGTTAAAATCAATCGTATCTGGTCTTAAAGTGGGTGATAAACTTTTTGTAAAAAAGTAACTTTTTCCCATGCAGTTATATATTTATTATTGTTGAATTTTAAAGGGAATATATTATGGCATCGGTAAAAAATGCGTGGATACGAAAATATGGGGAAGTTGAGGGGCTTAAAATGTGGAATGAGCAAAAGAAAAAATATGGTATAAAAAAAGATGATTTACTAAAAAAATATGGTAATGATTATGTGGAACAACTATCAAAAAAGAAAAACACATTTTCATTAAACGGGTGTATTCAGAAATATGGTGAAGTCGATGGTCCTAAAATTTGGCAAGATAGATTGAATACGAAGCTTAAAAGTCAAAAAGATAACTTTAAAAACAAAAAATGGAATAATGGTAGAACACTGGAAGAATACCAAAAAAGATATGGTCTGGAGGATGGGTATAATAGGTGGTATAAAAGGAACACCCACCATTCATATATGGTATCATCGCAGCGATATATTGATGAGTTTGGCGAAAATGCAAAATCTATTATCAGAGACATAAAAGATAATACATCGTTGGACTCGTTTATAAAACGATATGGTGATGCAGCTGGTCCTATAAAATATGCCGAATACATTGAAAAATGTAAAAACTCATCCAAAAGGTCTATAAATTATTGGATTAAACTGTGTGGTAATACTGAAGAGGCTAAAAAACTATTAAATGATTATCAAAATAACACATCTTTAGATAAATTTATAAAACGATATGGTGATATTGATGGTCGTAAAAAATATTTAACAGCAGTATGTAATGCTACTAGTCACGGATTTAATGCCCATAGTAAGATATCTCAGAAGTTGTTTTGGGAATTATACAATGATTTGGAACAATTGAATGAAAAAAACACTAATTTTTTTGAGTTGAATGCTGAATGTAATTTTTTTAAAAATGATAAACTTATAAAAGTGGATTTTAAGTATCAAAACAAAATAATAGAGTTTAATGGTGATTTTTGGCACGCAAATCCGTTATACTATAAAAAAGATGATATCATAAAAGAAACAAAAGCATCTGATATATGGCAGCGAGATTATAATAGAAACGAGTGGTTAAAATCAGCAGGTTATTTAATTTTGGTTATTTGGGAAAATGAATATGTAAATTATCCAAAAGAAACGCTTTTAAAATGTAAAAACTTTATAATAAATGAATAAACATAATTTAAATCCAAATCAATTTGATTTAGTAGAAATTGAAAGTATTGAACTTATCGGTGATACTGATACAATTGATATTACAGTTGATGATACTCATATGTTTTTTGCAAATGGGGTTTATAGTCATAATTCGGGTGCGGAGCAAGATGTAATTACGGGAACATCAATTGCAGGTTCTTTTTCAAAGTTGATGACTGCTGATTTCGTAGTTTCATTAAGTAGGAAGATTGATGATAAGTTAGCAGGGACGGGGAGATGGCATGTTATTAAAAACCGATTTGGGCCCGATGGAATGACATTCCCTTCAAAAGCTAATTTCTCAAATGGGCAAATTTTGATATACAATGATAATTCAGTAGATGGTCAAAACACTCAAAAAGAGATGAAAGATGGGGGAACTTTGGTAAGAAAAAATTTATTACAAAAATACAAAGATATGAAAGGTGATATTGGGTTTTAAAATGTATTTATATTTACACACAAAATTTTTAGGAGATTATTATGGGATTATTTGAAGAGAGAATACCGTTTAAACCATTTGAATACCCGGAATATTACAACGATGGGTGGCTTCCGCAAATGCAGGCCTTTTGGTTACATACCGAAATACCAATGCAGGGGGATGTCAAAGATTGGAAAGAGAATTTGAAAAAACATGAAAAAAACTTGGTAGGTAACATCCTATTGGGATTTGCTCAAACCGAATGTGCTGTTTCTGATTATTGGACGGGGATGGTTACAAAATGGTTTCCAAAACATGAGATACGGCAGATGGCTATGGCGTTTGGTTCACAAGAAACAATCCACGCAACCGCCTATTCATATCTTAACGAAACATTGGGTTTAGAAGATTTTGCTGCATTTATGTATGAGCCGGAAATCAAAGAAAAATTTGAATTCCTAACACAAGTATCAGCAGATTGGACACCTGAAGAGTTACGAACAAACCCAAAAGCGAGGGCAGAGGTAGGCCGTAGTTTGGCAATCTTTTCTGCGTTTGCAGAGGGAGTATCTTTATATTCATCATTCGCAGTTCTTTATTCGTTTCAAATGAGAAATTTACTTAAAGGAATTGGGCAGCAAATGAAATGGTCGGTAAGGGATGAATCATTACACTCAAAAATGGGATGTAAATTATTCAGACATATGTGTGAAGAATATCCCAACTTATTGGGTGAGGTAAAAAATGATATAGAAATTGCGGCAAGATTGATGGTGGAGATGGAGCTCAAATTTATTGATAAGATGTTTGAGATGGGAAATTTAGAAAATCTAAAAGCAGAAGATTTAAAAGAGTTTATAAAGCAGAGGGGTAATGAAAAATTGGCAGAATTGGGTTATGAAGGTATCTTTGAATACGATAAAGTTAGTGCAAGTAATTTAGAATGGTTTTATCACCTTACGGGTGGTGTAACCCATACTGATTTCTTTGCTATAAGACCTACTGATTACAGCAAAGCAGGTGAGGGGGAAGATTGGGGAGATATATTTTAATTTAAGGATACGATGAATACGGCAGATAGAATAGCAGAAGAATTAGGTTGGGAAAAAGAAGTTGATTACCCATCATGGGGTCATACTGAAGTTTACCTAAAAACAATATCAAAGGGGTATGTTTTAGCAGGAGAGAAACCCAAAGATGCGTATTGGCGGGTATGTACTGCGGTAGCACGAAGATTGGATAAACCACAACTTGCTTCCAAGTTTTTTGATTATATATGGCGTGGTTGGTTAAACCTTGCTACACCCGTCTTATCAAACACGGGGACGGATAGGGGATTACCTATTTCCTGTTTTGGTATTGATGTGGGTGATTCTATCCAAGAAATTGGGCAGAAGAATTTGGAGATGATGTTACTTGCGAAGCATGGTGGTGGTGTTGGTATTGGTATCAATATGATAAGACCCGCGGGGAGTAAAATCACCGGAAATGGGACATCGGATGGTATTGTTCCATTTTGTAAGATATTTGATTCTACAATCCTTGCAACAAATCAGGGAGCGGTTCGTAGGGGGGCAGCATCCGTTAATTTGAATATTGAGCATAAAGATTTTGAAGATTGGTTGGAAATTAGAGAACCAAAGGGGGATGTTAATCGCCAGTCGCTTAATCTTCACCAATGCGCAATTGTTGGTGATAAGTTCATGCGTAAATTAGAAGATGGGGATGAAGAAGCAAGAAGAAAGTGGAGTAAGTTATTGCAGAAGAGAAAAGCAACGGGCGAACCTTATATTATGTATAAGGGAAATGTAAACAAACAAAACCCAGAAGCGTATAGAAAGAATGGGTTAAAAGTGTTTATGACCAATATTTGCTCTGAAATCGCTTTACACACCGATGAATCACATTCGTTTGTATGTTGTTTATCATCACTCAATCTTGCAAAGTATGATGAGTGGAAAGATACTGATTTGATTTATACTGCTATTTGGTTTTTGGATGGAGTATTAGAAGAGTTCATTCAGAAAGCAAAGAATATGAGGGGATTTGAAAACTCAGTTCGTTCTGCTGAAAAAGGGAGAGCATTGGGCTTGGGTGTTCTTGGGTGGCATACTTACTTACAACAAAGGGGTATTTCATTTGAAGGATTACCTGCTCAATTTGAAACAAGGAAGATATTTTCACAAATAAAGATTGAAAGTGAAAGAGCAAGTAGGGATTTAGCAAAAGAATATGGTGAACCCTTATGGTGCGTTGGAACTGAAATGCGAAACACCCATTTGAGGGCAATTGCACCAACGGTATCCAACTCAAAGTTGAGTGGTAATATCTCACCAGGTATTGAACCTTGGGCAGCGAATGTGTTTACGGAGCAAACGGCGAAAGGAACATTCATTCGTAAAAACCCGGAGTTAGAAAAGGTTCTTCGTAAGATTGGAATTAACAATAAGGAAACTTGGGATAAGATTTTGGAAGATGGTGGTTCGGTTCAAGGGATTGATGAATTGGAAAAGTGGGGATTTTTGGGAAATAAACTAATGAATATTCAGGAGATTCCCGAAACAGCAATTCAAAATAAAGAAATTGATTGGGTAAAAGATGTATATAAAACATTCAAAGAAATCAATCAATTAGAATTAATAAAGCAAGCTGGGATTAGACAACAATATATTGACCAGTCCGTATCTCTAAATCTTGCGTTTCCATCTCAAGCGCCTCCAAAGTGGATAAATCAAGTTCATTTGGAAGCTTGGAAAGAAGGGATTAAAACCTTATATTATATGAGAACTGAATCGGTATTGAGGGGTGATATTGCAGCAAAAGCAACTGACCCCGATTGTGTAAGTTGTGATGGTTAATAAATTAAAAAGGATTAAAAATGATAGAATATTGGTATTTTAGCGCAAAGTGGTGCGCACCGTGTAAACAATTAGCTCCTATTATGCAAGAGGTATCTAAAACTATACCTGTAAAAAAGATTGATGTAGATTCGGAATCCGAATTAGCAAACTCCTATGGAATTAGAAGCGTTCCAACTGTAATTTTAATGAAAGATGGTTCGGAGTTCAAAAGGATTATCGGAGTAAAATCTTTAGGAGAATATTTGGCACTTTAAAAATTATTTTGTATATTTGTATAGTTATGAAAAAGCAATTAGAACAGGTGAAGCAATTTCACGAGGTATATCATCAAAAGTATTACAAAAGCCCGACGGCTCAATCGGATGATGTGTGCGATTTGAGGTATAAGTTAGGTTTAGAAGAATTAAATGAGTATAGGGAAGCAAACCAAAACGATGACCCGGTTGGTATTGCAGATGCTCTCGCAGACCAATTGTATATCTTATTGGGAACAATTCTTCAGCATGGGATGGGTGATATTATAGAAGATGTATTTGATGAGGTTCATAGTTCAAATATGTCAAAGTTGGATGAAAATGGTAATCCTATTTACAGAGAAGATGGTAAAATCTTAAAGGGCCCAAATTATAGAAAACCTGATATTGGAAAGATAGTCCATAGATTTTGGGAATCAGAAAGGTTACAATCCGAAATTCCTTTTAATGCGGAGATTTAATATGTTGTGCGGTGAATCACATCCAAAACACAAACTTACGGAGGGACAGGTAAAATCAATTCGTGAGTTATGGAGTGTTGGGCATAGGAACATTAAAGTCCTTGCAAGAAACAATGGCGTTTCACCTGCTA